AAAAAACCGTTAGTCTTCTTTTTTTTCGTCGGTGGGTCTTTTGGTGGGTCTTTTGACATTAAAGCCTCTACAACCGTTGCTACACCTTAATTCATGAATTCCTCCCCTTCCGCCAGAACACAGACCCCGAAGCCTCTCAGGCTCCGGGGTTTTTCTTTATTTACCTTGAGTGCCAGACACATTCCAGAATTCTACTTTCGTCGATTCCGCCAAAATCCGCCAGATTGCGACATATCACGCCATGCGATAGACTGTGGAGGTGGGTCTTTTGGTGGGTCTTTTTTCGGTGGGTCTCTGGTGGGTCTTACGCGATTCACCGCCCAAAGGTAGATATGAAAGATCAAGTCACGTCGAAAAATTTCATGACGCTGCCACCCGGCCGGTACTCGCTCGGCGGTGGGTTGATGCTTCTCGTGCGTTCCGAGTCTTCCCGGCAGTGGGTTGTCCGCTACCGATTCGCGGGGACACGGAAAGACTTGTCGATCGGTGGCGCCTCGCGCATTTCAATCACGTCTGCAAAAGCGCGGGCAGCAAAAATTCTCTCAATGGCGGCCGACGGCATCGATCCGTCATCATCAAAGCTTTCTGAAGAAGACGCCCGAGAAAGCATCACTTTCAAAGAGTTCTATCCTGGTGCAATCGCGACCATTCAAAACGTCAAGCGCTGGAAAAACGAAAAGCATGCATCTCAGTGGGTGTCCACAATCGAAACCTATGCCGTCCCGGTTCTCGGTGCTCTTCGCGTAAAGGACATCACGCGAGGAGACATCCTCGAAGTCCTCAAACCGATCTGGACAGAAAAGCCAGAGACAGCCAGCCGCCTACGAGGCCGCCTCGAAAGTCTCTTCTCTCAAGCAATCGCTGAAGAACTCATACAAACAAACCCTGCTACTTGGAAAGACGGGCTAGCTTTCTTCCTGCCGCCGATCTCAAAAGTCCACGAAGTCAAGCACCATGAGGCAATGCCTCTTGAAATTCTGAAAAGTTTTGCACCGGAGACGGCGAAAAAGACTTCTGTCGTGTCTCGCGCCGTCCTTTTCGGCATCCTCACTGCTACACGCGTGCAAGAGTTCCTTTGCGCACGATGGGACGAGATCGACATCCAGCGCGCGACGTGGACGATCCCGGCCTCTAGGATGAAGTGCGGTCTTGAGCACCGCGTCCCGCTCTCACGTCAGGCACTGGCAGTCCTAGAACGCTGCGAACGAAAGTCTGAGCTCGTCTTTCCTGCGCCACGATCAGACAAAGAGATGGTTATCGACAGCCCTCGGGCTTTTATCCGGAAGGCGACAGGCGAGTCTTTCACAATGCACGGCTTCAGATCAACGTTCCGCGACTGGTGCGAGGAAAACTTCATCCATGAGGCCCTTGCCGAGCGCGCTCTGGCTCACGTAAAGGGCGACAAGGTCGTGCAGGCCTACCAACGCTCAGACCTCCTTGAGCAACGCCGCCCGGTCATGCAGCAGTGGGCAGACGCGATCCTGCCGACATGAAAGAATGATTCACAGCAAGAAGGTTTAACTACAACTTGCTGTCTCCGAGGTACAGAGCGAACATGAGCACACCAAAACACAAACACCGGAGACAATCATGACGAACAACACCAGCCGCCGCGAACTCGAAAAAGCCCTCGAACAGCTCGAACTCGCCATCGATCTCAAGAGCGACGAGGCTGCTGACGCTTACGCGGCCGGGAAAAAAGTAGAATGGCGGAGCCTTGTCAAGGCGTTCCTGGCGCTTTGCGACGAACGCGACGAAATTGCCGCCCGCCTCGAGGCCATTCCCTAAAAGCAAGTTACAATTTGAAAATCTACGCGCGGATCACCTCCGCGCTTTTGTCGTTTCGCTGTCCTATTCCTCCTGGAGAACTTATGAAAAAGATCGCCATTGCCCTCGCTCTCGCCGCCGCTGTCTTGGCTGGTTGTGTCGAAAAGACGTCAGAAGAAGAAAAAACCGCGCAAAAAACGGTCGAACAGGTCAGCTTCGAACTTCTCCCTTATGCCGTCATCACTGAAGAAAAAGCTACTAAGGCAGGAACTCGCACCATTACGTACGCTGTCGTCGGTCTGAACGAGCCGGCACAAACCGTCAATTCAACCAACCTGGCCGCTACCTGCATGGGTGCTGCCAAGTATTTTGCCGAACATAATCTTACGGACATAGCCTCTGTTCAGCTTATTGACCGCGTGATCGGCATCAAGGCCGCACAGATCGCCGTCGCTCGATGCAACTATGCGACGGACGGCAAGGGATTCAATGGCTCACAGAAGTGGACTTGGGACGATGTCATGGCCGCTGATCGCACGACAACCAAGGATGAGCAAGAAATTGTTCGCCTGTGGGCAGGCTTGCGCAACCAGCACTTGAAAGCAGACGGTACGACTGATGAGCCTGCACTCGTGAAGGCAATTGCCACAAAGCTCAACAAGAAACCCGAAGAAATCGTCACGCCGCTGATTGCTCTGGGGGCTGTTGCTAATGTCGACGCCATTGCCAGCGCTGTAAAGGCTCACAAACCCACCGAAGTCAAGTACGACATTTCGATTGACAAGAAGTAATCTCTTGATTTTAGCTTTATGAGCGCAAAAACATTTTCTGTTTTCGTTGTTGCCACCTTTCTAGCAACGACTTTCTTTTCATCCCAAGCCATGGCAGCAGAAGCCAGAAAATCTGCGACCCAGACGTCTATGGCGGCCAGACACGCGCCAGTTCATCATCTAAAAAGAGAACTAAGAGATCTCGTAGAAAATAATTAAGCCAGAGCGCCGGGGGGCATCCCCGGCGTTTTTCATTTCTCCAGACTTACTGTTGCGTCGTGAACTCCGGCGTTTCTTTGAAGTAGGTCTGAACCTTCAGCAAGAAGCTCTGTGCTTTCTCCGAGAAGTCCCTCGCACCTGGCAATTGCGGCTCGTTCCACTCGACAGGCGTCGGCAGAGGCTCGTCGCTCACGATCTTTGTAGGCACGCCGCACCCGGTCAAGGTCGTCAGAGAGGCGCACAGCATCGCGCCGAGAAGCATCAAGCGCGTTTTGCGCAGCAACAAGTTTTTCATAAGCCTTTCTCCCATCGTTTGCGCGAACAATCGCGGCCTGAAGTTTGACATTGGCGATCTCCTCGCCGTACTCGTGCGACGCGTACATGTACCCGCCGACAGCGCCCGCAGCAAACAGCCCGAGCGGCACAAAAAGCTTCCAGTTCATCGAAGCCTCCATGCAAAAAGAGACCCGCGAAGGGGTCTCGTGTAATTCAATATCCTCGGCGTCGATAGCTCGTCCAGTCGAAGAGCACAGAACGGCCTCCTTCGCGAAGCCGGTCCATCGCCGCCTCGCCCAAGTAGTCCATCAAGGCTTCACCAGAGAGATTGCTGATGACGATCGTCGCCTTCAGCGCCTCGTAGCGTGAGTTGATCACCTCGAAAAGCATCAGCTTCTCGGCATCGGTCCCGAACTGCCTGCCGACTTCATCTATGACAAGAAGGTCAGGCGTAGCAAAGGACTCGTACACCTCGCGCTCGTTTCGATCCGACTGGCGTCCGTAGGTCTCTTTGATTCGCTGAGCGATCCGAGACGCTCGCGTATAGAGCGCAGAGCCGCCGTGCTCGATCAACGCCTGCGCGATTCCTATGGCAAGGTGCGTCTTACCCGTTCCAGACGTGCCGTAGAAAAGCAGGTTTGCACCACTGTCGTCGTTCTCGCAGATTGTCTGCAAGTACTCCCTTGAAGCCTCAAGCGCGGCACGTTGGCCACCGTTCGACACGACATAGCCTTCAAGCGTGCGGCCTCTGTATCGAGCCGGTATGGCCGCGTCACCGATGATGCGACAAGCCTTCACCGCCTCGCTGCGCTTTGTAGCCTCTTTCGCCAGTCTGGCGTTCTCACGGTCGCGGGCTTCAAGCGCACACTGCGCACAGCCCATCCAGATGATCCGGTCGCGGATCATTACTCCCGTGTCCGTAAATGCACCATGTGTGGTGCAGATTGCGGGCTTCGTGCGCCCGTTGCGAATGTGCGAAAGATCGACTTCACTCAAAGCCATTCATTCTCATTCCTTCCCTCAAAAGTCAAACGGGTCCCGGCGGTAGTGCCCGGGCGTTGCATCTGTCATATATCCCGTTTTCGATTTCTTGTTTTTATCTGGTATAGGTCGCCCATTACCGGCCGCACCTTTCGCCTTTGTCGGCTTTTCGGACTGCCGCTCCTGGGTCGCGCGCTCGCCTTTTTCGGTCAGAGTGAACCACCTGGTCCGGTCATATGCCGATCGGTTGAAGTTCCCTGTTTCCACGTATCCACAGGTTATCAACTTATCCAGAGCGCCCCTCACCTGCTTCTCGCTCAGATAGTCGAAGAGCTCGGCAAAGTGACGCGTGCTGCCATAGGTCCAGTGCTTGCCATCGTGCTTGTGACGACCTGCTTTCCTGTTCGCTCGGACCCAGAACGCGATGTTCTCCAAAACGACGGCTGCGTTGACGCCGACCTCGACGGCAACCGACACGCTGAAATGGTGCTTTACGCCCGACATGTTTGGGCTTATTGCTTTTTCTTCGGGGGATGTCATACTAGAGATAGCGAATTCCTCCCCTCATTTCATTCGATAGCCTCGCCGAACTGTCACGGCGGGGCCTTTTTCATTCCTCCGCCCCGAAAACGTCCGGAAAGAGCTCGCAAGCCGGAACGCCGAGCACTTCCTCATACGCTCGCAACGTCTTGAAGTGCGCCGGTGTCGCGGCACCGCTCTCATGTTTTGAGACTGTTTGCTGTCCGCATCCGACAAGCGCGGCCAGCTCCGCCTGCGTGAACCCCGCTTCCCTGCGTGCCCTCTTCAACGCAGCTCTCTCAAACGGCTTCATCGCCAACGTATTCCTTGAACTTCTTTGGGAAGATACAATAAGACCACTGATTGCTCCCCGGCATCTTTGCAGCCGTTCCAAACGGAAGCAATCCCTTTTGCAGACAGATTCGTATGTACTGGGGCGACTTATTGAGCGCCTTAGCGACATCGTTCACCGTTAGGTTTCTCAATGGAAAACATCTCCTTTTTCATCTTTTTTAGACAGTTGCGGTTAAAAAAAATCGCGCATGATCGCACGGTGCCTCTCACTGCCTTTCAAAAAAATAGTACGAAATAAGATAATTGAGTTCAATAGTGAATTTTTGGAAGTTAATCGTTTCTCTTGCTTTGATAAATTAAATGATCTAATTTAGATATATATCTAAATTAGATATTTATAACAGCAAAGGGAGAGGGTTTAATGGAGTATTTATCCGACAAAGAAATAGGCTACATCATCAAACGCGCGAGGATGCTTCGAAATCTGACGCAGGCGGAACTCGGTGAGCGACTTGGTGTGCAGGCCGCTGCGGTCCAAAAATGGGAAAGCGGAAAGGTCACGAACATCAAGCGAAACATCCTCAGGGATATGGCCGTCGAACTGAGAGTGAATCCTGCGTTGCTGATAGGCCTGCCAGTTCAGACGGATTTCCTCAAGCAGCTATCGAAAACCGAGCGCATTGGAATGGAGAACTTCTTGAAGGAGTATCAAACCAAGCACCTCAAAGAAGGTGATGACAATTAAAGCGCCAAACGGCTATGGAAACATTTCAAAATTAAGCGGCAATCGCCGACGGCCCTTCTGGGTACGAATCACAACCGGATGGGAGATCAACGAAGAGACGGGAAAGGCAAAGCAGCTCACGTCCACGCTTGGATACTACGCAAGCCGAAAAGAAGCGATGATCGCTTTGGCCGAGTACCACCAGAACCCAATCGACCTCACAAGAAAGACGCTCACCTTTGCTGAGGTCTGGGACATCTGGACGCCGCCGCACTTCAAGAAGTACCCGAGCAGCGCCGCCGGGCTCAGGTCAGCCTACAAGCGCTGCGCCCCGCTCTACGACATGCAGATGGCCGACATCAAGAAGGTCCACATGCAGGACATCCTCGACGGCATGAATCACATGTCGGAGGAGAGTCAGGGCAAGGTGAAATCGATCTTCAAAAACGCGTTCAAGTACTGCATCGAGAACGACATCGTCACGAAAGACTACTCGCAGTTCCTGGTGATCACACCGCCCAAAAAGAAAAAGGCCGCGAAGGAAAAATTCTTCACGGCAGAGGAGCTCGGCGCTGTATTTGGCTCGCAAGACTTCGCAGTGCAATTCCCTACTGGCAAGAAGTCTTACGCGGAACTGCGGCTGGCTGACACTGTGCTCATCATGCTTTACACCGGCATGCGGATAGGAGAGCTCCTCGGGGTCAAGACTGAAGACGTGGACCTTGCGCAGCGCATCATCCACGTGCGCGGGACAAAGACCGAAAACGCAGACCGGATCGTGCCGATCCACCGAGAGCTTGCACCGATCCTGTCAAAGCGCCTCGATGGCGAGCACCTGATCGAAAACGCGAACGGCAAGCCTATTAAGTACGACCAGTACAAGAAGCACTTTTTCGACCCGTATATGGAGAGCCTGGGCGTCTCGCACACGCCTCATGCGCTCCGACATACGTTCGTTTCTCTGATGGATTCTTGCGGCGTATCGTCAAACTCAGTGGTCCTGAAAAGGATCGTCGGCCACTCGAATTCGAACGTGACAGAGTTGTATACGCACAAGGACGTTACCGACCTGATCGACGCAATCGACAAATTACAAGTGAACGTTGTGTGACAATTCAGTGAACTGGAAAAGTCAAGCCGAAAGGCTTTTTTCTAGGCGTGTCGTGTAACTTACGTGTCACTTACGCACTTTAAAACAGGGCGTTTTCCCGTAATTCTCTGAAAGTTAAAAAGCCCCAGAAACCGCGCCGTACGTAGGTTTCAGGGGCTTTTCTCGTGTCTTGTAGGACGCTACAGAATTTACTACAACAGTAACTTGATTAGTCGGACAAAGCCCGGTGTGACGCGGTTTTCGTGTTCTCGTGTCACTTACGCGTCACTTCCCGCGTAATTCTCTGCATGCCTAATTAGTATATCGTAAACCCTTATAGGTCACAAGATTTTTTGAAATTCGGCTCAAGAAAAAGTTTTTTCAACTCCCTCGGCAATTACTCGTGCGAGCTTGTCTTGGTAGCTGAACCTGAACAATTTCTCGGCAGTTTCATCGTGGCTTAGGAAGCCTACTTCCACTAGTGCGGCCGGTGCCTTTGTGTGCTTCAGCACGTAGTACTGCGCCTCCTTGACGCCTCGGTTTTTCTCTTCAGGAAAGTTTGAGGCTAGACCGTTCTGGATGTTTTCGGCGAGGCGTTTCGTCACGCCTCCGACCCCCGGATATTTGAACGTCTCGATTCCGCTTGCGTCCCTGTTCTCGGCACTATTGCAATGGATCGAAATGAACGCATCCGCCTTGGCTGCGTTCGAGATGTCGCAGCGCTGTTGGAGCAGAAGCGCCTGATCCTTCGTTCGAGTGAGCACGACGCGATGCCCTTTCGCTTTTAGTTTGTCCGCGATTTTGTTTGCGATACCCAAGGTTGCCTCGGACTCTTTGTAGCGACCATTCACAGCCCCCGGATCAGTACCTCCGTGCCCCGGGTCCAGCACGATAGTCAGTTTCTTACTCATTTCTTGACAACCTCCCTACTCTTAATTTCCTTAATCGCTCGATGCAGAAAGCCTGGGATCATGCCGCCAAAGCCAAGGCGGTCAAGATTCTCAAGCGTGCTGCCGAGTTCATTAACGGCGTAAGCCGCAATAGCCGCGTTGCGCAGCATGTCTGTGCCTGCGATTACGTCAAGCCCATGCGAAAGCATCACGACGACGAAAATGAAAACCTTTTTGAAAAGCCCTCGAAAGCCGACACGGCTGTTCCACTCGCCGGTCTTTCCTGCAGCGATGGTCCCCGTCACGTAGTCCACGGCGACGAACATCAACAGCCACTGCAACTGCAGGTCAATACCTCCTAGCGCCCAAGCCAGTGCGCTTCCGACAGCCCCTGAAGCGAGCATCAAATACGCCTCCCCTTTTGCAGGGATGAGCAACGACATGTAGTCGATGAACGTCTGCACAAACCCTCTCTCCATAAATCACCTCCTTGTTTGTTCTCCCCTTCACCATATGCAACGACCGTCAAAATCCCTAGCCCTGACACGCCTGCCATCACTACAGGCGTAAAAAAAAGGGGACGGTTTCCCGTCCCCATTTATGGAGCTTTAAGACTTAGCTTTTAAGTCGCTCAACCTCTTCCGAAAGTCGCTGAACCGCGAGGATCAACGGACAAACGAGCGAAGCATAGTCCACCGCCAGATAGCCCTCGGACGACTTGCTGACAAAGAGCTTCGAAATCTGCGGGTCTGCATTCTGGACCTGCTGCGCAATGAGCCCCATGTGCTTCTGACCGTCCTCCTCGCCGAGGTAGGAATAGGTGACAACCGGGAGCTTGCGAATGAACGCAATCGCTCGATCGGCATCGACCTTCGCAATCCCTTCCTTGAGGCGAACGTCCGACGAAACGCTGATGGCTGTCTTCGAATAGATTTTCGAACCGGCAATCATCGTCTCAAGGCTGTTCGTCGCGAGCGTCATCATGGACGACGTTTTGAAGAGCGCCTGAGTCCCGTTGAGGCGAATCACGTCAGAAGCTACAGAACCGCTGAAATCCTGGCCGTCCTGACCATCTCGGCCATTCGTGCCATCGCGACCATCGGCACCCGGATAGCCCTGCGGACCGCGTTCGCCATCTCGACCAGGAAGTCCATCCTTACCAGGAGCGCCGTCTTTACCAGGCAAGCCTTCGGCACCGGGCAGACCATCCTTACCAGGAAGCCCCTGCTCACCGCGAGCGCCGTCGATGCCGTTCTTGCCATCAACGCCGTCCTTGCCGGGCAGGCCAGGTTCACCCATAAGGCTCGCCAGCCATTCAACCTCATTGCCAATGAAGCCATTGGCAACAGCAACTTCGTAGGCACTCAAGCCATCAGCACCATCGGCACCAGGCGTGCCAGAGCCACCTTCGCCCTTGAGGGCAAAACGAGCATCCGATTCGGTCTTGCTGTAGATCGTGAGGCTGTTCGCCTTTTCGTCAAGCACATCCGAAAGCCATTTGTCTTCGTTGCGATAGTTCACAACGTCGGTGGAGTGATCCGCAAGCACTCGGATCGGAGCCGGCTTGAAAGTCGAATCCATACGGTCGTACCAGAACCCAATCAGAGATTCGTCGAGCGTCTCGATTCGAATCAAACGCGCGTCGATCACTTCGGTCGGATACTCCTGCACGCCGATGCAGAGGTCCTTTTCGTTGAGCTGAGCGTAGAAGAAGTAGATCACTTCGACCCAGCCGTTGCCAGTCCACTTCTTACCGATGACGGTCTTGTCGTCAGTCGTACCGATGTAGATGTAGTTGGGAATGGTCACCTCAGTCGGGAAACCGTATGTGCCAGTGCAGATGCTCTGGTCGTTAATGAAGCCGTAATAAAACAATGGCTTTCCTTATAAAAAAAGGCCGAGGGACAGTCCCCCGGCCATGAGCACACAGTAGCATGCTCTGAGTCGCAACGTGCCGATTCTCACAGCTCGTTGCATCTGTCCTCAGAAGAGGACGCTGTACAGCCACGTGCAGAGAACCCCGGCCAGGAAACCAACCGGTCCCCAGAAGAGGCGCGTCTTGCGACGGGTCTCCGCATCGAGCAGAGCCTTCTGGGCCTCAACCTTGGCGATGAGCTCGTCCGTCACTTCCTCGACCTTGACGCCGAGCTTGTCGAGCAGCTCCTTCACTTCTCGCTTTGTCATTTCGGTCACCTTTTCCTTTAGCGCATCTTTCAGCGCCTTGACAATAAAATTCCACATATAAAAAAACCGCCAGAAGGCGGTGTGATAAAGTTACGGATATGAATCCCGCTCATGGTTTCGACGGCCGTGAGCTGTTTTGTAGCCAAATCAAAAGTATTTCAAGATGTTACCCCCCCCTACGCCGAATTTCATCGTTAACAGTTTCCTTCACTTGGACTTGGCTGAATTTTTCCTACGTCGAAAATTCAGCCCTATAAAACGAGATTACATCCCATCAAGGCAAATCCCAAAAACCATTCATTTTGCTTGGTTTGGTGGAGGTCGAATCCCTGAGCATCGACAAAAAAACATCGATACGTGGCGTCGTCTCTTACCAGATTATGAAATCGTTAGGTGGGATGAAAACAATTTTCCTATTGAATCTTACCCCTATGCCGTAGACGCATATAACAAGGGCATCTACGCTTTCGTTTCCGATGTTGCAAGACTGCATGCCGTTTACAAGTACGGCGGCCTTTACATGGACACGAATAACGAGGTCATTAGGCCGGATGCTTTTGATGACCTTTTATCCTTGGATTGCTTTGCAAGCTACGAAGCGCCATGCCAAATTTCCATAAGCACATTTGGAGCAAAACCAAATCACCCATATATCGGGACGCTTCTTGATTTCTACAAATTCATTCGCTTGAGGTCAGCATATCGACTTACGACCAACGTGCGCTTCATATCCAAATTAACAAGAATCATTTATGGATCACGGCTGAACGGAAAGCGATTAACGCTATCGGATGGCACAGAGATCCTGCCTCGAGATTTGTTTGTGCCCCAAACCATCACAGAGAACACTCGGGTCATACATCATTACAGAGGCTCCTGGAAATAAGCCATTAGTACTCGCGGCCATGTTGGCGTGCTCACGATCTCAGCTCATAAGGCTTCGTCCACAGTTCGCCCATAGCGAGCATTGCTTTTGCGAGCGCCTGCTTTGCCTGCTCGACCGTGATCGTAGCGACGGTGTTGTCAGCAAGCACCCACTGCGTCGACTCCATGCCCGTGATCTCTGCGACCTGGATCGCTCGCGTGAGGCGTTGCTGAGATTCCTCATCTCCGTCGAAGATCATGCCGTCGACCTCGACTTTGATTGCCGCCACAGCCGCCGCGCGTTCGATCTTTGCCTGTTCAAGTTCCTGCGCGGCGATTTCTTCGGGCGTCGGCTCCGGCGACTTTACGATCTGAAAACGACGCACGCCTTCGAGCGGTTCAATTTCTTTGATCCATCGGTCGCCGTGCCTATTGCACCAAACGGCGCACTCGGGCGGATATTCGCCATCAAAGATTTGTCCAATTTCAAAGCCCATGTTCATTGCTCCTTCTATTAATTTCCGCATGCGTACCAATCCCAGCCATCAGCGCCACCTGAATACGTCGTAATACCAGTACTGGAAGTCGTTCTACTTCCCCTTTTTTCATACGCAGCCAGATAATCGGGATGTGACGTGTAATCGTTTGAAGCGTTTACCACAAAGGAATAATTTTTATTCGAGAACGATTTACTAAAAGTACAACTACTACCAGTCCCGTGCCCCCCTTGCTCAATCCACCCATTAGACCAAACTCGATGCCAAGCTGTCCCACTTCGCCAAGCTTCCGTGATGTAGGCTTGCGGACGGTTGTTCAAATCGTTAAAGCTCCCCGACTTCGCGACAGGTGCCAGCACTAACGGCACCAAAGCCACATCATCAGCCTCAACGCTACCACTATTGGCCACGTAGCTTTCCTCTGACGGGAATAGGTGAATTTTCTTCACGCTCATTTTATTTCACCTCGCAAAATGTTTAAATGGTCTTCGTAACGGTCATAGTCGTCCGCCGTTGCCTCTACCTCTTTTTGATAGGTGTAAGGCTCAAATCCTCGGAGGTAGATTTCGGAGACCTGCACGTTTCTAAAGCCCCCACTGTAGACGCCTTCTATAGCTCTGATCTTCCAATATTTGTGCAAACCAACATCAGGAACATCGTTTTTCCCTTTTGTAACGGCTTTAATGTCAGTCCACGTGCTCCCGTTGTCGGAATATTGGAGGATGCCTTTGTTTAAGCTGTAGTAAGCCGGAACGATTTCTATCGACCTAACCCTAATTGCAACAGGGTTATACATTGTAATAGTCAGATAGTCTATACCTGCGCCGCTTCCGCAACGGTTGAAATATGATGTGCTTTGGTTTTTATCAAACGCCACATTTATTCCGTTATCGCCTCTGTCTCCAGTAGCAGCACAGGCGAACGTACTGCCCCCGATCGTTCCCAATTCTGAAATCGCGGGGTTTTCCCACTCGCGTTCGCCGCTAACGGTAATCGTCTTAAAATATTTTCGAGTAAAGCCGTTCGCGAAAACGCAGTCGCCTAGCGTCTTATCTTTCACGATATACACCGTTACCACCTCACTAATTCAATACCAGCCTGAATGGAAACATTCCCGCTTCCGTCCGGCCGATTCCCGTTGACCGTCTTCACCCCAACATCAACCAGAACATTACCGTCCGCGCCGGCGACGTTCCCATTCACGCTTCGAACATGAGTACGAACGGTCCATTCAACCATGCCGTCCGCAATGACATGACCATGCGTGACATTTCGCGTATCAAGCAGCTCCGCGCTCGTCTTCCCCGCCTTCGTGCATTCGAGGAAGCGCTCGTACTGGAAGGCGCAGTCCACCTTGTCGCCGACTTGGTACGCCGTTGACTTGCGTCTGAACTCGTTGATTTCGTAGATCAGCTGAGTGCAGACCGCCGTCTGGGGAGCTTCATTCAAAACGTCCTCTTCAGCAGCAAGGCGCACGAGACCGGCCTTGCTCGTCGTAGCGTTCGGAAGCGTCACTTCGCCGGATGCGTCAGGCGCGATGCTATTCACCGTCTTCACCGCGCCAGACTCGCTCCACTTTCCGAAGGTCACCCCATTATTGCAGTTGCGCCAGAAGGTGCGGACCGTGTTGTCGGTTAGGTTCGGGACGTAGCAGACCTGCACGATGTTCCCGCTGACAGGAGCACCCGTGTCATAAGCCTGCACGATGCAGAAGGTGCAAGCGATCGGTGTATTTTTCAGCGTCCCACTGCAGGCCCATGTTTTGTCCTCAAGCAGCGTGTTCAGGTCCGCGTTGGCGATCTGGATCGTGTGATCTCGCTTATTCGCCAAGCCCTTCGTCAGCTCATCTTTTGTCGCCAGATGACTCATGTCGACATCGATCTGAATGTCGCCATTGCTGTCAGGCTTCTTCTTGTTCACAGTACGCACGGCGTCTTCGACATTTTCGACGCGCGTAATCGGAAACTGGATGACGGTGTTGCCTGCTTCATCCGTCGTCGTAAAGACGATGTCTTGTTCTTTCAGAGCCATTATTTAGCCCCCTCCTTTGTTTTTGATAAGCCGTAGTCCGGCTTTGACGGTGCTCGATCTCGAATCGCGCTGCACGTCTTGTGTTTCGCGAAATCCGAGGCATCAGCCTTTGTGACTACCTCGGACTTCTTTGCGAACTCTTTGCTAATTTGCTGACTCTGCTTCTCTTTGAAGTGAGCCAGCCCTATCAAATCAAGAAAAGAGTTAGCCATCGGAACGCCCCCTACGCGAAGAGGGCGTCGATCTCTTCGTTCGTAATGCCAGTCATCGTGATCATCGGGGCCATCGGGTCCCAACTCGCGCCATTCCAAACGACATTCATCCCGGCGTCGATCTGATGAGCAGGATCGGCAGTCTCGACGTTGTACATATCGCCGGCCTTCACATCCTTGGTCGGCAACGCCGCATAGTTTTCGACGGAACCCTTGTAGTTCACAGCGCTCGCAATGTCCGTTTTCAGCGCGTACGGCGTGAGATCGATATTGACGCCCTTCGAACTGACCGGCAGAGCACCGCCGTTGACGCTCACTTTTTCGAGTACGTTGACCTGAGCTCCCACAGCGACTCCTTGCAGTTTTGTGAAGTCGGCAGCAGACATCAAACCCGCCGCATCAGCCGAAGCCGGACCATACGTCGTGTCCTGAGCCGGAATACCGAGCGCCGTGATGTCGCCCTTGACAACCTTCGTGCCTAAAGTGACGTGCCCATTGCCGTCAGTCGTGATTTTGTAAAGTCCTGCACCAAGAGCACCTGCCGTCACGCTCGGGTGTACATAAACGGGCGTCTCAACATCATTGATCTGGATGTTCCCGTTCGTTTCAGAGTTTTCGACCTTCGTCGCCTGAGCTGCGACACCTTGCAACTTGGCGAAGTCTTCCTTGCTCATCAGACCGTCTTTCTGAGTCGTTGCAAGCTCATAGATCGTCTGCGGCATCGTCACCGTTGCGAGCGTTGCACCAGAGACGCTCTTCAGCGTGATCGTGCGCCCCTCGATCGTCATCTGCCCGGCAACGACCGTCTTCAATTTGCTGTCGTAATGAGTCAAACCTTGCTTATCTAAAAATGCATTCAATTCACTCATTTTTCTCACTCCTTTTACGATTAAAAAAGATTGTCAATGAAAGAGTTGTCAATGCTTTCGACGTGAGCCCCCTCGCCTGGTTTACCAGGTTCTCCGGGTTTTCCGTCTGCCCCATCCTTGCCCGGAGGTCCCTGGATGCCAGGAACCTCAACCGTCACAACTTGTGGCACTACGTCCTGACAATTTGCATCGACGTGAATTTCTTCTTCCGACGTGATTTGCGCAGTGATTGCGAGCTCACGCCTTGCGCGCGCACCTAACACGAGTCACCTCCGGAGAGACCTTGATTTTCCCTTCAACCACACGCGTTATTTCGCCGTCCGGAGACTCAAGCTCCAGGTCATACAGCACCGTGTCGCCCGGGTACCTTTCGGTTTTTTCATGGTTGAATTTCGCAGTGACCTTACCCGCCGAGTCATCGATCTGAAGACGGCCGTTGCAGGTCGTCAGCGTATCGACTGCCTCTTCGCTGAATGCGTACCGGCGAAGTTGCATAGCGGCTGAGTATCCAGTCAGATCAAGTGGACCATTCTTGTCGCTCAGGACGAAGGACACCGTCTTATCGGAGCCTTGATCGAGCGTGAAATTTTTGACCGCTGCCATGTTTCCACCTCCCTCAACTCAGGCCGTAGTTGGGCTTTTCTGGAGCGCGGTCCCTTTGACCGCCAACGTCCTTCGAGAGATTGACAGAGATCGTTCCGTCAGCCTCAACATCGACGTTCTTGCCGATCTTGACATGGCCTAGCTTGTCGGCCGTTGCCGGCGTCATCTCGTGAACGATGCCACTTGCAGCCGATCCGGTCTGCTCAACGGCTTCAGGCGTCCCTCCTGCACCGGGTCGAATCAACTTCCCTGCATTCTGGGCGGCCATGAGGCTCTTGTAAACATCGTCAGCGACCGCCACCTTGTCGGCGGGCATAACGTCCACCGACACAATCTCCGTGCAGTAAAAAGCGCGTTGAGACGCGCTGTAGTAGTAAGCCATCCTGTCCTCTCCTTTCAGAATCCGAGCGCCATCCAAAGCGCCTGGACTTTGCCGTTTGCGTTGTGCTTGAAGGTCGCGTTCCCCTTCGTCAAGCCTGTGGCAACGAAGTCCGCTGCAACCCCGCCAGTAGGCGTTGCATTTGCGAAAACGGCGCTCGTCGGGAAAGCAACAGGGAAGGCAACAACGGTCGAACCATCGGCCGCAATCGAAGCCTTACCCCACTGAACGATGAGACCGTTCGGCAGCTTCTGGAATCCGCTGTCGCCGTGATTCTTCAAAAAGGCAGACAGCAATCCAAACGGCGTCACAGCCTTCGTGTTGTCCTTGCCGGAAAGCACTTCAGCCGGGACGGCGATGCGGATCAAACCCGTGCGGCTTTCCGTCGATGTTCGTGCGCTCAGGCTCTTCGGAGTGACAGCACGCGTTCCATCGGTCCCCGCGATCGTTTCTTCATCCGTCGCAAGCTCGACAACACCGAGAGTCGTTGTCGTAGCAGGCGGGTTCAGAAAGTTCGTATCGCCGAAAGCGACAGAGTCCGCAGAGAAGTCCGTCACGGCGAGATCGATCGCAAGCAAAGCCTGCGACTGCGAGGCCTTCTGGATGATCGGAACCGTCTGCGAACAAACTGCGAAAAGGGTTCCACTCGCCGTATAGAGACCGACCTCGTAGACCGTGTAGGCCTCTGCCGAATCATCACGGGCCGCAAGGTGGATGACGTTGTCTCCAACCGCACCGCCTGCGATGGTCGTTAGACGCTTGAACTCTTCCTTCAAGGTCGTCTGGTCGTTCGTCGGCGTGTATTGCCCCGTGCCGTAGCCCACCTCCGTGATGACAACGGGGGCGAATCCTCCCTGTTCTGCCTCAACAACTTCGGCCAGACCGGCGTCAGTAATCAAAATTGTGTTGGCCATTATTCGGCACCTCCTTGTTTCGCAAGAGCCGCCGCCACAGCTGCATCCACGACGGCTTTTAGCGTTGCAGGCGTGATGAGCTTCGTCGCCGACGTGCCAACTTTCGCTTCCTCAACTGTCGCAATTCGCGCATCGAGCGCAGCCTTTCCAGTTGCGGGCGTCATTGCCTTCAAAGCATCTGTTCCGGCTGTAGCATCAACCGTAGAGGCGATCTGAATCATCCCCTTGGCGGCTTCGCTTGCGTCCGGGGTCGCCTCATCGACGACGGCCTTTAAGCTCGCAGGGGTAACGGCGCGTTCTTTGTCCGTCCCCGCTTTTGCCTCTGCCTCGGTCGCCAGTTCGACTAGCCCGTTTCGTCCTGTCGTAGCTTTCAAGCCTCGAAGGCCGAGAGGCGTCACATAGAGCGTCCCGGACTTCCCTTCAATCGTTTCCGCTTCGGAAGCAGCTGCGCCTTTCATGGTCGCAGGCGTGAGAGCAGCCGCGCCTTCCGTTCCCGCCTTCGCTTCGGCTTCCGTTGCTGTTCGGATGAGACCCGCACGTTCTGCAGTGGAAGTCAAGCTCTTCAGACCGGCGGGCGTCACAGCTCGCTGCGTATCGGTCCCCGCCTGCGTTTCTTCGTCAGTAGCAAGCTCAACGATCCCCGCATTCACGGCCGTTGCAGCAGCGAAAGAGAAAGACACATCGCCGAAAGTGATGTTCCCAGCGTTGACGCCTTCGAGCTTCATGTCGATAGCAAGGAGCAGATTGCTTGACTCCTGCTTTGCAATGATCGGCGTGCTCTGCGAATAGACCGCAAAAAGCGTCCCATCAGAAAGGAAAAGCCCGAACTCGCACACTTCATACGAGCCCGGGCCGTCATCCTTGCACGCGACGTGAATCGCGTTGTCACCCGCTTGCCCACCTTCTAGGATCGGCATGCGCTTGACTTGAGCTTGTAGCTGTGTCTGTTCCTTGTTTGCTGTGTATTTGCCGGTTCCGACGCCGATCTCAGAAATGGTGACGGCGTTCGTACCGGTCTCTTGTGCATTGATGACGGCCTGAATACCGGCTGTCGTCAAAACGATGTCCATGAGAAACCCTCCTTATTTTGCAAGCCCAACAAGGGACCGCATAGCAATAGGTCGCGCTCCGACGAAAATGCCGACAGCCGCATCAATATCACGGCTGACAATCTCTTCAGAGCGAATACGCGCGTAAGCTACCGGGCGCAGATAACCGTCAACACCCATGCCGCCCTGGAGCTGTCTCACAAGCACGAAGGTGTAGTGCGATCGGACCGGCTTCGCGTCGTCGATGAGCGCGAAAAGGTCCTCCTGCATTTCTGCATCAAGCGTGCCGTCGATGTTTCCAAGCGTCGCCTGAATCTCGAAAGTGTGGGGCGTTCCCTTCGGCTCCTGCTGCCACCACTCTTTGATGGTCGCAGCCGAACCGATCGAAGAAACGGCATCCTTGACAGCACGAAGCGTGCCTTTCTTGCGCTTTTCGCGCACAACGTTTTTCAAGACGCTGCGCTTCAAAGCAACGGGCCACGAATCGCGCCAGACGCTCGCATCCCACCCGTAGGCGACATGGTCGAGCTGCGTGCTCGTGAGTTTGTCAATGCTGACGTAGATCGACGGAAGATCAACCGCCGCCATCATATCGAGCAACTGCTTGTCAAGCGCCGTCGCGCTGTGCTTGACGTTGTCGTCTTGAGCAATTGAGTCCGGAAGTAAGTCGCTCAGCCTTACGTCCGCGAGCCCCTTACTCATCCTTGTAGCCCTCGTAAACGATCTTCACGCCAGTGCATTGGGCGACCTGGTCGCTTTCGAGCTTCTGGAAGTCAACTGGCTTCATCGTCGGGTTGTCGATGCGCGAAGCTCCCGCCTGCATGACGTACTGAATGAGCCTTGCAGGGAGAATGTCGCGACCGATTTTTCCTTGCTGCCACACGCGGTATTTTTCGACCGCCCTTTCGACATCAGATTTGATCTGCTCGGCGCGCGAACTGTCCTCGCGACTGATCCAGTAGTGAATCTCGAGCTCGTAATTCACGGCCTTCGGCGCAAGCACCTGAACGAAGTCCGTGAGAGGTCGACGCGTTTCATCACTCAAGTACGCATCGATCTGCTCAAGCGTTTCTTTGGAAGGCAATTCGCCGCCCGCAAGAAGCACATAGACATCGACCTCGCCCGGTGTCGGGGAGGTAACGGAAACGTCAAGCACGGAGCTCGACACGCTCTTCGCGTGATAAACGTACGCCTTCTCAGGCCCCGCAACAGAGAAGCCGTTCGGTGCGAGTCGAATGCGCTCGGCAAGGGACTCGTCACTTTCCGCTTCAGAGCCGCCTGTCGTGATGGTTGTGTTCTCGGCTTTCGCTACGAACGTCATTGGCTTGACGATGGTGTTGACCTGACCGGCAAGGTAGTCGTTGCCAACCGTCCCTGCAACGGTGCAGGATGCCGTGACGCTCCCTTCGAGCTTACCTTTCTCAATATTGAGTTCATGGTCCGTCGCGAATGTCACAACACCGTTCGTCACCTCAGTTCCTGCAGGGATCGTGTAGACCGTCGCCAGAGCCTGCGAAAGCGTGAATTTGATCGTCGTGACGGCCTTGCTTTCAGAAAGACGCGTAACGCTCAAAAGCGTGCCGAGTGCATCGAGGTAGCTGTCCTGAGCATATGAAAGCAGGTTCTGCTGCGCCGCCAGATTCACAGCCGTGCGCTGTTGAATGATGACGGCAGCAAGGCTCAAAAGGTAGAGTCGTACGGGGTCGCCCGCCGCGAGGGTTCGCCCACTTGCTTGTTCGTACCCAGTGATAATCTCGGCCTTGATGGTCTCGGCGTCCGTTTCAAGGAATTCAACCGCCGGCAAGTGCCAACGGGGAATTGTTTCAGCCATGTCTTATTCCTCCTCTCCGATTTGCACAACAACGCGCGGTTTCAAAATACCGTCCATTGCGCTCGCAGTGTCCTCGTCAAAGTCGACAGACACGACCGTTGCTCTTGGCTCGTACTCCTCAATCGCGTCAATCACCTCAGACCGCATCAGCATCTTTGCTACCGGCATTGGTTTGTCGATATGCGCCCACGTCAGCCCGAAGTCTCGGTCCAGAGGAACGGAGCCCTTACGCGTGCTGAGGATCGTCCGCACGTTCTGCAGAATCTCTCGCACCTCGTCAGACGGCGCGAAGTCGACTTGACTTGATAGCGTCACTGTGTACTGAGCCATTACGCCGCCTCCTTCAAGGTGATGCTGACCTCTGCAGAGACGCAGATGCCAAGGTTGTTGTGATACTTGCGCTCTTCACCGATTGATTCGATTACGAACTTTCCGAGATAATCTGGACCGATGAGCAAACGCTCAGCCTGTTTCTTCTCGAGCATTTTCTTGAGCTGAATGAGCGCTGCCAAAGGCGGGGTCCCGAGCATCGAGTTCAGCTGAATGTTGAAGCTGACCTCTGTGAGTCCTGGACCGATGTATTCAAGAACGGGTTTCTTGCCTATCACTTCGTGCGTCGCCCATCGAACCGAGCGTGAAACTGACAGGTCCTTGAAGGTGAATGTCACTGCACTACTGCAGAGAAAAGGCAGTTTGCCGAAAAGACCAACTGCCGAAAATCCCAGGCCCATTTTCTCCTCGCCTCCTTACAGCGGCGGACTCGTCGGAGCGCCGTCGCCTTGTTCTTGGTGTTTGTGGTTCATCAGACTGATGCCGCCTGCGACCACATCGCTCGACGCATCGATCTGACCTTCCAGATTCATGTTTCCGGACACCGTTACGGCCGCACCGCCTCCACCGCTAACAGCGAGGCCGCCCTTCCCGGTAATGAGGCCAGTGACGTTCAGCACACCAGTAATGTCCGTTTTCGGCGTATCAAGCGTGACGCTCGACGATGCATTGACCGTCGCCGTTGTGCAATTGATCGTCACGGCGTTCGGCACCGTGATGGAGCCGTCCTGGCGGTTAAAAACGATCTCCGTGCCTTCAATCGTCACTGTGAGCTTGTGCTCCTGACGGTCGTAGCAGACGCGCGTGTCGTCGCTAAAGACGACCGTTCGCCGGTCAAGGGAGGCCTCTGGCGGCTTAATCTCCCCGGCATATAGAGAGCCGATGATGAAGCCGTCTTCCTGCCCCGACCCCAAGAAAAGGCAGACAACGTCCTCCCCAGGATGGACCATCTGATAATCCTGGTTCTCGTAGGTGTTACGTTGTAGTATCTGAAGGTCGTAAGACACAAGTGAGTCTTCATCATCGAACACCACCCTGGCCGTGCATTTTTCAGGGTCCACGCTACTGACCTCCCCAATCTTGATCAGATCAGGCAGGGGCTGTTGTTCAAACAGTGGCATGAGACCACCTCCTTAATAGTTACTGTTCACACGCCGGACAGAGATACTTGTCACATATCCGCTCGTGGAAACAGAGTGCGAGGCCGACTCGATGTAGAACCGACCATCAAAGCTGCCGAACCCTTTGAGCTCCACAACGACACCTGCCACAAGCGATGTGTCCCCAACCAGTGAAAGACTTCCCGTTACGCTGCGAAGGTTGAGTTTCCTCAATGTGGCTTTTGCGATGCGTTTGGCTTCGTCCAGAGATGCGGCGCGCTTTTTGACCTGATACTCCTGGCCGTTATCCTCCACATTCGGGTCCGTGTATGTGTAGGTATTGACCGCAACGTTGACCTTCTTCTTAACCTTCTGAAGGTCCATGTCATACTCAGGATCATCCCCACCGTCGCCCTTTTCAAGGTCCATGTTGTAACCACCAGAAGAGCCTTTCTGCTTCTTCTTCGGATCGCGCCAAGACACCGTACAAGTTTTGTACGTCTCCGATTGCTGTGACTCGAAGTCCCACGAAAGGATGTCCGAAACACCAAGCTTGAGTGTTTTGACCGGCTTCTTCTTTTCATAGAAAGCCTGGTCGAAGATCACAATCTGCGAGTCCGTCACCTTGATCGAAAGCCCGGCGTCTTCACATAAGCGCGAGAGGAACCTAAGGTTGCTTTCGGCCTTCTGGTCTTGGCGGTCGTAGCTCGGGTTGTCCTGAGAATCGAATAGGAGCTTGACTTTCGCGGCAGTCGCAATCTCCTGAGCAATGCCCTTGAGCGTCTTTTTCTCCCAAGCCTTTGTCACCATCTTTCGACGGATCGGGGTGTTGAGAGGAATCGAGACTGCACGCATCTCGAAAACACGAGGAGATCCACTGGTCCGGAGTGAATCGACGAAGAACCTTCCACAGAAAAGTTCACGCCCCTTCTTCCCGTCAACCGTCCCTGATGCGATGTAAGCTCGGACGACTTCGCCGCCGTCTGGCTTCCACTTACTCGCCCACTTCCCCGTCGGGTCTTTGAGCGTGAGGCTGATTTCGTCCGCCTCATTCGTTTCCTTGTCGTCGTATGAAAAGGAAAGGAGATCAGGCAGGATGTCCTGCGTCACCGAAGTGCCGGCTTCGGTGAAGAGGAGCCTCAGATAGGTCTGGATAGGTCCACTCATCGCGTCCCCTCCGTACGCTTCCAAGGCGGCAGATTCTCAGCAAACTCCGCCGAGTCAGTGTCAATGTCCGGCACATTGAGCACGACGCCTGCACTGAAGAACACCGTCTTCCGGTGCTGTAGATTTGCGCGGATCAACTGGTCCATCAACGCCTCTGAGCCATAGACTCGTTTAGCGATGATGTCCCAGGTGTCCATCGCGCGGGTCTCGTATGTCCTCACCATTACGCCTCCTTACGCATACGACAGCCGATGTTGCTGCGCCTTCATTCGAAGGTACCTCTTTTCAAAATCATTCAGTCCTTCATCGATCCCTCGCTTCACATCAGCGTATGGATCACTCGAAGACCCAGAGATGTTGATCACTGGCGAAAACACAATAGTGTCTCCCCGACCACCACCTCTCGTATCGAGCATGGTTGAAAGCTTTGAAAGAGGAATGACTGCCTCAGACTCCCGCCCTTCACCAATCATTGCCAACGTCGGCGAAGAAACGATGCCACCCTGTGCCATCATCGGAATGGTCGGAATGTTGACGCCAACCTTCCCAAATCCAGGGATATTCATCGATCCAATGCCGTTGATTTTGCCGATCAATCCATTGATCTTCTCGATGATCCAGTTAATCGGTGCCTTTGCAATGGTCTTCAGCGACTCGAAAATGTTCGCGAAAATGCCCTTCACGTTTTCCCAAGCAGCCGACCACTGACCAGTGAAAACGTTCTTCACGAAGCCAATGAGGTTCGAAAAGATGCCCTTCACATTCTCAAACACGCTCTTGGCGTTTTCCCACCACGTTGTCAGTACGGCAGAAATCCCTGGGAACTTCTCAGAGAACGAAGCCCACAACTCGACAAGCTTCGCCTTGACAGTGTCCCAGTTTTGGTAGAGCGAAACGCCTGCGGCAACCAGACCTACAATTGCCGTGATTGCAAGACCTATCGGATTCGTGAACATGAACTTCAGCGCCCCGCCGAGTAATTTCACGCCGATCGTGAGCGCTTTGATTGCGCCATTCGTCAGAATGCACGCTGCCCTCCATGCGAGCATCAGTCCTTGGCTGACGAGCCAACCAATGCCCTTAAGCGCCATACCCGTCATGCGAAGCGCCCCCTTGAGAAGACCGACTGTTGCCGTCGCTGCCTTGCAAACCATCCCCCAAGACTTCGTTGCAATCGACGCGAGCATCGTGCTGTTTCGCACCCAATCGACAGCCCTCTTCATATTCAGAAAGCCCTTGTAGAGCGAAATCATCGGACTCGCTGTGAAGGCCAATGCCATGCGCAGTACATGAAAGCCGGCAATGCTCCCCACAACTGCGCCTGAGACCTTCATCACGCTCATGACGAGCTCTTTGTTGTTGCTCACCCAGTCGCCGATCGTTTCGCCCCACTTGACAAACTCTGTCGCCCCCTCCTTCATAGGATCGAGCAGCGGAGCACCGACAGCCTGGGCGAAATACTTCACGGTATTGCCAGCAAGAACCAGAGCGTTGGATGTAGTTGCCGCTCTTGCCTTGAACTCTCCCAACATCGATCCCGCATATTTCGCAGGGTCAGATACACGCTCAAAATTCACTCTGAGCCCGTAAAGGTTCTGCATCATTGGACCAATAGCAACCGCCGCTTCGTCGCCGAACATGGCGTTGAGGTACTGGTTCCACTTCTCCTTTGGAATCTTCTTCTGAATCGCCTCCAAAGTACTCATGATGGCCTGTGGTGCATCCTTCTGAAGATTTTTCTGCAACTGTTTTGGATCAATCCCTACGTTTTTGAAGGCGGCAGCCTGAACATCGGACATCGATCCACCGCTCCCCATCGCACGCATCATGGCCTTAATGCCAGTTGCCGCAGTTTCAGAGGTCGCCCCTGCACCGATGACAGACGCAGAAAGAGCCGCTGTTTGTTCTGCAGTCAACCCCGCGACCTTACCAAGAGCACCATAACGTTTGATGGTATCCCCGATCTCTGAAGCCAACGCCGCGTTGTTATTCGACAGGTAGTTGACAGCATCAGCCAGACGATAGGTCTCTTCATTCGTGAGCCCCATACCGCTCTTCCACTTTGCCATCATGTTGCCGGCTTCATCTGCCGAAATACCGAATGCCACAGCCATCATTGCTGCCTGCTCGGTAAATCCGGCCAAATCTTTCGAAGCAATGCCAGACTGTGCTGCCGCCGCTGCAATCTGAGCGAGGCCGTCTGCAGCGAGAGGAATACGAAGACTCATCTTCTGCAACTGTTTCTGCAGATTTTTGAGGCTATCAGGATTATCAAAGTTGGCTACCTTAGCAATATCTGCCATCGCATCTTCCAACTTCATTGCCTCGTTAATCGGCATCCCCAACGTAGCTCCTCCCTTGGCAGCCATATTGAGAAGCACCCCCTGACTGTTCATGCCTCCGTCTTTCAAGCGACTCTGCAACGCATTAGCTTTTGCCAACCGTTCCTGAGCAACACGAGCTTTATCGGCAGCTCGAGCCAGTTCGTTTTGGCGACGAGTAAGCTGTTGCAGAGTTTGCCCGGCCGTCCCCAAAGAAGAGTCAAGCTCACGCACCGCCGTTCGTTGCTTATCTACTGCTGCTTTTGCGCGATCAAGCTCTTTTTTTGATGACGCAACAACACGTTGAAAAGACGCCTGGTCTTTTTGCGCGGCCTTCAAAGCCCTTCCGAGTTCCGCTACTTTTTGCTCTTGCTGTTCGTACTTGTTGATCAGCTCGTCCGAAACGTTTGTGGATCTGTTGATCTGCGAAGAATACGCTGACAAACGTCGCTTAGCGGAATCATATTGTCTAGACAGCTCTGCCGTCTTTTGATCAAGTTCCCGAGCGTTATTGGTTACGCCCTTGTATTTGTTCATTGCATCAATACAGGCTCGTGCGTTTTCGTTGAGCTTTTGACGCATTTTGACAAGACCGTCTACTTGCGCCGATTCACGATTTAGCGTATTAACCTGCTTATTGAATGCACCTACCGTGTCATTCGCTTTTTTGAACGTATTGCTGAATGCCCCGGACAGCTTGCCAGCAATCATGAACGCAATACTGTATTCCTTAGCACCCATTTCACCGCTCCTTTAGAAAAGAAAAAAGCCCGCCGAAGCGAGCTCTTTTCTTTAGGATTCTGATTGTTTTATGAAAACACTAGGAAATAACAGAAGTAGCAAATCACCACCCCGGCGACCAAGGCCACAATCGCTTTCACGCCGTCCAATAGTGCTTCAAAAAATTTAAACATCGGTTCCCCCTCCTGTATAGGTCTATGTTACCAGGTAAGGAGGGAGAAGTCCCAAAGTAAGGCCTCGCGCCTTATCTCTTTTGTCGTTTATCCATTTCATCAGTGGCACGTGCCCATTGGCCGAGGTCAATAAGTGGAGTAGCGAACCATTCAAGCGCCCCAGAGCCGGTTTCTTTTCTAGAAAGATTGATACACGCCCGCATGATGAAGTTCACAGGATCGGCGACCCTCAGATCGAGTAGCTCAAAAAATTGCTCACCTTTTGGGTGATCAGGCAATACTCGCGTGCCGGCAATTCGTTGAAGAACTCAATCGGCAACTTCGCCTGACGCGCAAGAATGAGCGCACAAAAATCCGAGTCGGTCGTCGGAAGAGGCGAAAACAACCCCATTGCAGAATATTGTCTCTTCACTGCAGAAATGTCCTCTCCCTTCAGCGCTTCAAGGTTCATCTCGATTTCTTCGTACTTCTTGCCTTCAAATTCGAAGGGCGTTGCAAAAATGTGCTTCATATTTTCACCTCAATGTTTTGTGGTTGATCCGGTCAGAGGCACCTGCCTCCGACCGGTCTTTGCATTACGATAGCCCCAAGTCCTTACGAACGCTTGCGAGCTTGTCTTCGCCGTTGAAACGAGCGATGTAGTTGTACTTGTCGATTTCGACGAGCGTCTTGCTGTCAACATCAACCTTGATGTACAGCACCTCAAACTCGGACTCACTATCCGTAGAGGCCCCGACTTCGAACGAGCCAAGGCTGATCGACTTCGGCACCGCACGAAGAGACACGCGCACAGGAACCGTCGAATACGTACCAAGCGCAGCATCATAAACTTGCTGAGACCCACGAAGATCAAGC